GTGAGGAGGTGCACTGCCAAGTGCACCTCCGTAGAGGTACCGTTTGGTCCTCCTCACGCGGGATTGGTTACCCGCCACCGGCCTTAATAGGCCGGTGCCTTCCTGAGCTTGATGTCGACGGACTCAGGGCGTCCATAACGCTCTAGATGCTCCCTGTCAACGAATGGCTCTTCGCTGCGCTTAAGGAAGAATTTAAGCAAGGCACCAGCACCATCCAGCTTGTCAACTGGAAGTTTACTGACTACCTTCATGCCCTTGACAAGAGGGACCTGAAGGTCAGAATGAAAACCATGGGTCTCATGACCCGTGAAATTCCATTTGCCTAGTATCGGAGAATTCTGTCCAACAGCAGGGAAAGGAATAATACCCTCAACCATGTTGTCCAGATATTTCGTCGTTTTCCATAACCCTCTCTTATAGAGCTGGTTACGGAGCGACACTAACGAAATAATCTCCGGAGCGTCACTCCGTTGTGTTGGCATTACTCTTCGGACGCGAACGACAGAAACGTCTTCGCCCTTATAGTAATCCCTTCCACAAGACTCTCTGAAATAACCAGTCCAGAAAGACTTGTTAGCATTTACTCGAAATCCAAAAGATTCGAGGTTGCTAACAACGGAACGCACAAAACGTACAGGGACGATAATATCGTCTCCGTACGTGCGCACCTGGCCCCTAAACGACTGAATGTCGTCTCGGGTCAATGGCCTTCTTAGCTCGCGCTCAATCCCTAGGAATATCACTGTCATAAAGACAAACGACTCCATAGGGAAGCACAGAGCTGAACCCATAGATGCAAACTTGCCAAGACGGATGATTTTCTTTCCGAATTTAGCAGGTATAACAGCCCTTCTAGAACGACTTGCATCAACAGCCTCAGATAAATGAGGATGGTTTTGCAACATCGTTCTGACGAGCTGATTCGAAACACGGTCCGATGCTTCACTCAAGTCGAGTGTAGCTAGATCCCCAAAGAGGGAACCTAGGCGAGCAAGTTCCTGGTTAGGAACATTGCTACGCCATTGGATAAAGTGGTTGAAGTTGTCATGCTTCTGACCAGCTTTCTCGATCGCCTCGAGGATCCCCTGTTGTGCGTATTGCATAGCAGTGGGCTCAATCGCGATGATACGAGGTGTTTTGAGCGTCTTAGGAACAAGAGTAACCTTTACAGGTCGCTCTTTTCCGGGTTCGAGCCAGTTAACACGGTCAAGGTCAGAGAAGTAGCTCCAATTCGGAAGTAAAAACTTCCCAGCTGGAAACACTCTCTCGAGCCTTTCAGTCCATTCCGTCTGATTGAACTTTTGGTTACCCTTAAGTCGATCAGCGGTGGCACCGGGTCCGTGCTTCGGGAGAATCTCATAGTTCGCAACAGCATTATCAACCGTTGCAAACAGATCCGCCCAAAGCATGCGAGATATGCGATGGAAATCGTCCAGATCTTGGACGCTCCTCGTATTATCCGCATCTTTAACTGACTGCTCACACTTGATGAAGCCATCAATAGCCGCCTGTTCTCGTGCATCACTGCACGGGAGTAGAATCTTTCCGAACATCAACGTAAGCTGACGTATCGAATAGATAGCGTCTACTGACGGCTCATCAAGAAGAAGACCAGTTCCACGGTCAAACACAAGATCGAAGAAACCTCCGAGAAATCGGGGGAGACTACCACTAAAGG